GAGGAAAACAACACCAGCACCAGCACCTGTAGCTAAAGCTCCTGTTAAAGCTCCTGCTCCTGTAGCTAAAGCTCCTGTTAAAGCTCCTGCTCCTGTAGCTAAAGCTCCTGTTAAAGCTCCTGCTCCTGTAGCTAAAGCCCCTGTTAAAGCACCTGCTCCTGTAGCTAAAGCCCCTGTTAAAGCACCTGCTCCTGTAGCTAAAGCCCCTGTTAAAGCTCCTGTTAAAGCTCCTGCTCCTGTAGCTAAAGCTCCTGTTAAAGCTCCTGCTCCTGTAGCTAAAGCTCCTGTTAAAGCTCCTGCTCCTGTAGCTAAAGCCCCTGTTAAAGCTCCTGTTAAAGCTCCTGCGGCTAAAGCACCTGTAAGTAAGCCAGCTGTTATGCCTGCACCTGCGGCTAAAACAGCTACACCAGCACCTGCGGGCGTAGGTCTTGCTAATAAAGGGTTTGGTATAACAGGACAACAACCAACTACACCAACGCCTATAAATACGGGTATTGTGGCTCCCAAAACATCTATACCAGCGCCAGTTGCTGTTGCACCTAAACCCGTAACACCAGCACCAGCACCAACACCAGCACCAACACCTATAACGCCTCCTGCACCCGCTCCAACTCCTGCGCCTATGGCACCTCCACCTCCTAATAGTATGGCGGGGCAAGAACAAGGACAACAAAACCTACAATCTAGGTTAAATGCTGCGGGTCCAGCGGGCTGGAAAAAAGGTGGGGTAATTAATAAAAGTATGTTTAGTGCATCAACTAAAACTAAAACTAAAACTAAAGACGCTCCTGTTAAACCTAGGGGTGTCGGTCTTGCTCAACGTGGATGGACTAAAGGGGGAATGATCTAATGGCTACTGAACCAAAACGCTACGCTCAACGTGGGACTAAAGTAGGGGAGAAAACTAAGCTTAAGTATAATCCTACTGCCCTTAGAGACGAACCAACGGTATCAAGAAATAAGTCTCTTTCATTTAGAGAAGACTTGAGTCCAAAAACTAGCACGGGCGGGAGCGGCGGTTCAAACCTTATTCCTCGTAATAAAGTAGACATGGCCTCTGGTAACCGCAATATAGGTAGCCAAGGCTCTAGTGCTAAAAACATAGTTCCTAGAGGCACTAGCCAACTAGGGCCTGTAAGACCGGAAACACCAAGTTCTGCTAGAACTATGAAAGATGTACAAGGATCAAGCAGAACAGTAAATAAAGCCCTAACAGGCCCAGCAGAAAGCGTAGCTAGTAAAGTTGGAAGAGGCGCTACATTAGGTAGAGCGGGAACTGGAATCGGTGCTCTTTTATACTCTAAAAATGCAGGAGAAGGTAGTGACTTTAAAGGTAAGGATCGCCCAGCGCCTTACTCAGGGTTATCTAAACCTAAAGGGTATGAGATACCTGAAGACTTTGGTATGAAAAATCCATCTGAAGACTTTGGAGATAAAAAAGAAGCCTCTAAAACATCAACTGCTAAAACATCAACTGCTAAAACATCAACTGCTAAAACATCAACTGCTAAAACATCAACAGCTAAAACAGGAACTTCTAAAGGTGAGTCACAGTCTAGTAAAGATTCTAGAATGGCAGCGTATGAAGATTGGGTAAAAACTAATAGAGACTCTGCTACAGTGTCATATTTAAAAACAGGCCAAATGAAGAAAGGCAGTAAAGTTGCAGCTAAACCAATGAAAGCTTTTGCTAAAGGCGGTTCTGTTAGATCAGCTGCTTCTCGTGGTGATGGTTGTGCTACTAAGGGTCATACTAAAGGAGCAATGCGCTAATGTCTGGGGGCGGAAATAGCGGTAGTGGAACACCCACTCCTCAAAGCTTAGATGCTGTAAGAAAAGCGGGTCTACCTGTAGGTAGTGGAGTTTCTACTGTAAGTAGTGGTATGCCTGATGTTCAAAACTTAGACGCACTAAAAGCAGCTGGACTATCTACTGATACTACTGCCCCTACTGATTTCCAAAGCCTATTAAAAGCTCTGCAAGCTAAACAAGCAGGAGGGAGTGGCTTAACACCAGTTGCTGATGCGGGTTTACCTACAGAGGGAGCAGCGGCTCCTACAGGCTATGCAGATGGTGGTATTTTAGGTTTAGGTCAGGGTAACATCAACGGTCAACAACTGAATACTCAGAACGGATATAACAACTACGCCTCTCCTAACCAAGGACTAATGGATTACCCACAGCAAGGGCAACCTAACCAACCTCTTACTCCAAATGTACCTCCAGTGCAAAACAGTCCTAATATGGGAATGAACCCCCCAAATACTAATATGGGGTTTGATAATAGTGGTAGTGACGCTGGTATAGGTGGGCAGCCAGTAGGGCAAATGCAAACACCTCTACAAGGACAACCTCCAAGTATGTCACAATACATGTCCCCACAAGGGTTACAAATTCAGGGCAACCCAACTTCGATGCCCGTACAACGACAACAACAAAGGTAACTACTATGCGTCAGCAGATAGCAACTAAAACAGGTACAGGCTCAAGCAACATTCTTACAACTGACACCTATATCAGCCCTTTTAACGTGGGTTTTGGCGTTGTAGCGACAGGCACAGTAAACTACACTATCCAACATACATTTAACAACCCACAAGATGGAACTACTTTAGTATGGTACTCTCACCCAACTATTGCATCTAAGACAGATAATCAAGACGGTAACTACGCATTTCCTGTAGCGGCTATTAAGATTTTAGTAAACAGTGGTTCTGGTACAGCTACGATGACATTGATCCAAGCTGGCGTTGTAGGCGGCTAAGATGCCTTATGTAGGGTATACAGGGGTTGCTGACTTAGCTAACACTACTGATGGTTTTGCTTTAGGTATAGGTGCTTGCAATGATCCTGCAGAAACGTCTTTTGGTGAAAATGTCGGTGATGGCGGTGTTGTAGACTTATACCATAATGGCGCCCCTAATCTTAAGTCATATATTCTCATGGAATCTTCGGGATACGTATTCCAAGAAGATAGTTCTAAAATAGTATTGGAGTCATCGTAATGGCAGATCAGAAAATATCGGCAATGCCCGCAGCGGCAACTCCTCTAACAGGTGCAGAATTAGTACCCTTAGTTCAGTCAGGCGGGAATGTAAGTTCTACAATAGCTATGTTTGGGACTTATGCACGTAATACTCTATATAACTACGGGGCGTTTCAAGACTTAGGACTTGACCAAACAGCGGCGGCTAATACTGTTGTTCAGCTTCGCATTGATACTACTGACTTTACTCAGGGTGTTACTAAAGTAGGAAACCGTATAAGCTTAACTAATGCAGGTGTATATAGCATTATTATTAGTCTTCAGTTATCTAATGATGATGCTGCCAACCCTGATGATTTTACTTTGTGGCCTGTTATTAACGGCACTGCAGCAAGTGGTTCTGCTAGTACTATTGGGGTCCCTGTTAGAAAATCAACTAAAAACGGTCACATAATCCTTACAGTTCAGTACACATTTCAGTTTGCAGCGGCGGGCTATTTTGAGTTTGACTGGTTTTCTATAGCGGGTCATGTATCAGTTTTAACCTTTCCAGCTAGTGTTGCTACGCCAATTCATCCAGCTTCTGCGGCTGTTATTCTTTCTGTTATTCAGGTAGGCTAATGAGTACTTCAGGTCTTACTACATTTAACCCAGATATAGCTGAGATAATGGAAGAAGCCTACGAACGTGTAGGTGTAGAAATTCGTACGGGTTATCAGTTTAGAACAGCTAGAAGGTCTTTAAATTACCTGTTGGCTTCTTGGGCTAATAAAGGTCTTAATCTATGGACTATTGAACAAGGGGAGTTTCCTCTGTTAGTAGGAGTGGGCACTTATGATTTGCCTGATGATACTATTGATTTAATAGAGACTGTCATACGCCAAAACCCCGGAAGTACTTCTAACCAAGTTGACCTGCAAATAGCTCGTATAAGTGTCTCTACATACGCAACAATACCAAACAAGTTAGTTCAAGGACGTCCTATACAGATTTTTGTAGATAGACAGTCTCCTACACCTACAGCTAAGATATGGCCTCTACCTAGTCAAACTGGGTACACATTGGTCTATTGGCGGTTACGTAGAATGCAAGACGCAGGACAAGGCGGCGTAAATACGCTTGATATTCCTTTTAGATTCTTAGAAGCTATGACTGCTGGACTAGCTTATAACCTAGCTCTTAAAACACCTGAAGCAGAAAGCAAGATACCAATGCTTAAACAACTCTATGAAGAGGCTTTTGAACTGGCGGCGGATGAAGATCGTCAACGAGTGTCTTTTAGATTTGTGCCTAACATAGGTAGTGTAGGCGGCGGGGGCTGGTAAGTGGCTACTCCTTTTGCTGGTGAGAAACGGGCGTTTGGTTTCTGTGATAGATGTGGATTTAGATACGCCTTAAAAAGGATACGCACCTATGTTATTATAGGTAAACGAGTAAACATGCGGGTGTGTCCAGAGTGCATGGACAAAGTTGGTGGCGACCACCCACAAAACTGGGTGGGTATAGTAGGGGCTCAAAAGGTAGCAAATGACCCACAGGCTCTACGCAACCCAAGACCAGATACGAATTTAAATGCCTCTAGAGGTCTATTTGCTTTTAACCCTGTGGCGACACAGACTATTACCACCACATTGAATGATGTGTTTATTACAATTACTTGAGGTATAATATGGCACAGTTTGAAGGTTCTTCTAAAGATGTTAAAGAAGACAAAAAATTAGCAAAAAAGAACAAGATGTCTATGTCTGATTGGGAAAAGAGCCCGAAAGATGCTAAGCACGACAAACAGAAATCTATGAAGGGTCTTAAGAAAGGTGGTATTACATCTATGGACGCTAAAAAAATGGGTCGTAATTTAGCCCGTGTTGCCAACCAAAAGAGTACTGGAAGAGGTAGATAATGGCTAAGCAACATATTGAAGGGTCTGCTGAATACAAGGGTGTTAAATCTGTACCTACTCCTGTAGGCAACGGCTACCCTGTTAAGATAGACAATAAAAAGACTATTAAAGTACGTGGTACTGGTGCAGCTACTAAAGGCACGATGGCTTCTAGCAAAATGGGTTAAACCATGACGTATAATGAGTTAAAAACAGCTATCCAGCAGTATCTTATGGTGGAATACGCTGGAGATGGGGCGGAACCTACGTTTGTAGCAAACCTTGATAACTTCATTAAAAACACTGAGATATTAATAAATAACTCGGTACAGCTCCCTGCGTTTCGTAAAAATGTAACGGGCACTTTTACTTCTGGGTTTCAGTATATAGACTTACCTGCGGACTTTTTATCTATATTCTCTTTAGCCGTTATCCCTAATACTACAGTTAATTTAGTCCCAACAGCGACTTACCAATACTTATTAAATAAAGATGTAAATTATATTAGAGAAGCCTACCCTTATCCTGTATCCACAGGCATACCTAAATATTATAGTTTGTTTGATAACACTGCCCTTATAGTAGGGCCTACACCTGATTCTAGTTATGCAGTTGAAATGCATTATTATGCGTATCCCCAATCTATCACTGCAACATCATCAGGTACAACTTGGTTAAGTCTTGAATTTCCCAATGCTCTGCTTTGGGGGTCTTTAGTAGAAGCCTATATATTCTTAAAAGGTGAGCAGGAATTAATTCAAACATATCAAACTAAATTCGATCAAGTTATGAATGAGATTAAACAATTAGGCGATGGTAAAAACCGTCAAGACTCTTATAGAACTACTCAAGTTAGAGATAAGGTAAATTAATATGAGTGAAGAAAACAAAACCCCTATTGCCGCTGTACTTAATAGCGTAAGCATACTAACAGAAAATAATGAGCCTGAAGAGGCTGTAGAAACCGAGGAAGACTAATGGCTATAACCCAAGCGATAGCATCGACTTTTAAATCAGAGCTTTTAGGTGGATTGCAGAACTTTACTGCATCTACTGGAAACACTTTTAAAATAGCTTTATACACATCATCTGCTACTTTAAATTCAAGTACAACTGCATACACTACGTCTGGAGAATTTCCAAGCACAGGTAACTATACAGCAGGCGGAAACACTTTAACAAGCCAGAGCATAACTTTGTCAGGTACTACAGCTTATATTGACTTTGCTGATTCTACTTGGGCCAGCTCTACTATTTCTGCAGCTGGGGCATTGATATATAATTCCACTAATGCAAATAGAGCTGTATGTATATTAGATTTTGGTGGTACTTTTACCTCAACTAACGGCGCATTTACGGTGGTATTTCCTGCACCTACAACTACTACTGCTGTATTAATACTAAACTAATAGAGACATGGCTGATGTTTCTGTAGGCATAAGAGGTTGGTCTGGCGGGGCATGGGGGGTTGAGGCGTGGAATACGCCCACCCCAACTACTTTTTTCTCTCCTCTAACGCTTACAGAAAGATCAGTAACAACAACTGCAGGTGCAACACCCTCGGTTACAGGTCAAAACCTTACTCTTACAGAAAACTCGGTAATTCTAAGTACGGGCCAAAGCTTATCGGTTACAGGTCAAAACCTAACCCTTACTGAGCGTTCGATATCTCTTTCTTTGGGAGCAACTCTATCTGTCACAGGACAGAACCTAACTTTAACGGAAAACTATGTAAGCGTCATTTCTGTTAACAGTGTTTTTGTTACAGGTCAAAGCTTATCACTTACAGAAAACTCTATATCTTTAAGTGCGGAACAAAGCATACCTGTTACAGGGCAAAACCTATTTCTTACTGAGTCCCCAATAGATTTAACGTTAGACGCGGCAATGCTTGTTACAGGTCAAGAGCTTGTTTTTACAGAGTCTTTAGTAGATGTAATATCTGTTAATAGTGTTTTTGTTACTGGGCAAAGTATAGATCTTACAATTAATGACGTTAGCGCCCAAATATCTGTATACCCTGTTATTATAGGACAAAACCTAAACCTAACTTTAAACGCTCCAAAATTTTGGTTTCCTGTTAATCCAGACCAAATACCTAATTGGCAGCAGATCAATAGCACCACTCCTGTAACATGGAGTGTAGTAAACACAACACAAAGTCCAAGCTGGGTAAATATAGGTACAAATCAGACACCCAATTGGTCTCTAGTAAACACCGTACAAAATCCAGATTGGATTGACATACCCCATTAAAAATGATATACATAGCTCACAATTTTTGAGGATAAAACCCAATGGCATCAACCTATTCACCTAATTTACGCATCGAGCTCATTGGTAATGGCGAGCAGTCCAATACATGGGGTACTACAACTAATACTAACCTAGGCACTTTAATTGAGCAAGCCATATCTGGTTTAGTATCTGTTGATGTAACTGCGGGCAATGTTACTCTTACATCTTTAAACGGTGCTTCAGATCAGTCCCGTCAGATGATTATTGTAGCTACAGGGACTCCGGGGGTAACACGCACTATTACGGCACCTGCGGTTAATAAAGTCTATATCGTATATAACAACTCAAATGCAACACTTAGCTTTATAGCTTCTGGTGGCGCTGGAGTATCCTTAAGTGCAGGGGCTAAAAAGTTAGTATACTGTGATGGAACAAATTTTGTTGAGGCTATTAATGCTGTAGTTATTACTAGTGGATCTATTGACGGCGTTGATATTGGAGCTACAACAGCCTCTACAGGAGCGTTTACAACTCTTAGTGCTTCTTCCACTATTTCAGGAACAGGATTTAGTACATACTTAGCCTCACCTCCAGCTATAGGAACTACAGCACCCGCTGCTGGTAAATTTACTAATCTTGAATATACAGGAACGCTAACAGGTAGTACTGGTGTTATTAACATCGGTTCTAATCAAATATATAAAGACGCTTCTGGTAATATAGGTATCGGGGTTGCCAGTTTAACAGGTGTTTCTTTACTACTACAGAAGAACTTAACAGGTAGCACCGATGCAGCACAAATTTATAATAACCCTACTATTCTTTCTGGGGTAACTTCTACTGCGGCTTTATATACCACCTCACCTTCTACTCAAGCAGCTTCTTTTGCGTTAGGATCTTTGACTCACTACAACACTTCTTTTAATACTAAAGGAGCGGGTTCTTCTATTACTAACCAGTACGGGTTTAGTGCGGCATCAAGTTTAACAACAGCAACAAACAACTACGCGTTTACAGGTAACTTAGCTTCAGCTACAGGTCGTTACAATCTTTATATGTCTGGCACTGCTGATAACTATATAGCAGGCAACGTTGGGATTGGGACTGCTAGTCCTGCACAAAAACTTGATATACTTTCTACAACTACAACTGTGGCAAAGTTAACAGGCGGCACTGGTTCAAATCAAGGATCGTATCTTAATGTACAGGGAAATGCGATAGGTAATTATTCTTCAGTAATTGGAGGGGCATATAATTCCGATTTGATGATTTATGGTGGTGGGGCAAATATTTGGTATCAAAGTTCGGGAGCACATATTTGGAACGCTGGTGGCGCATCAGAAAAAATGCGCATCAACTCCTCCGGCAACGTGGGGATTGGGACAAGTAGTCCTAATGCTAAATTACATATTAATAGTACAACAGGATTTGCTGTCGGCGCAGCATTAACTGGCGATAATGCAATCCTGCCAAGCGCTGGTGGTATTGTTTTAAATGGCGGAACTCAGGCTGGATTATCTACCTATACCCCAATAGGAGGCTCAACTTCAGTTGCTGCAATAAGTCAATATTTTGATTCAACAGCCGGTTCTAGTAGATTTTTAGATATTGCTAGTGTTGGTGCGTTATCTGGCGCAGGAGCAAGTATCAGGTTTTTAACTTGTAAAAACGGTACGGCAGAAAGATTGCGTATTACAGATACCGGAGGTTTGAACCTAGGTACTTTTGTTAATGACCCGGGTGCTGGCAACATGATAACCGCTGGGCTATACGCTATTTCAGCGGCAGCGCCAACAATAGTATCAGCAACAACTATTGCCCCAACTAAAGCCATTACGTTTATCTCAGGCGTAACCCCTGTAGTAACCATTACTGCGCCAAGTCCTATTTCTTTAGGAGGAGGTCAAATTACATTAATTCCTACAGGTATTTTTACTACAACAACTGCTGGAAATATAGCTTTAGCATCAACGGCTGTAGTTAGTAAGGCATTAATCATGACTTACGATGTTACTACTGCCAAATGGTATCCGTCTTACTAATTAGGATAAATAATATGTCAATAACAAACACTTGGAATATCGTAGCGATGAACTGCAAACCTGATGTAAATGGTATGCTTGATTATGTCGTTGTAGCACACTGGACTCTATCGGCTACAGATGGTACTTACACAGGCTCAGTGTACGGCACAGCATCTTTTGAAGTTGATCCTGATAAGCCTAACTATACACCTTATGCAGATTTAACTTTAGATGAAGTCATTGCTTGGACACAAGCATCATTGGGTGCAGAACAAGTCGCTTCATATGAAGCAAACGTAGCAAGTCAAATTGAATCTCAAATAAATCCAACAATCGTAACACCACCTTTACCTTGGGCAGCATAAATGAATATATATAACTACAAAGTATCAGACCTACAACGTGACAAAGACGGTATTATAGTAGCTGCTTCTTTTACTATAACTGCTTCAGATGATATTGATTCTAACACTCATAACTTCTATACTGCTTTTGCTGCGCCAAAAGGTAAAACAACTGACTACTTTAAAATAACTGAAGAACAGGTAATTGGTTGGATAAAAGGTATGTTTGATATTAAAGACGACGATGGTGTTAAACAAAACTCATTAGAAATGCAAGCAGATGCTGAATTAAAAGCATTTAAAGAACGTAAAGCGGTTAAATCTGGAACTCCTTGGGCGGCATAAATGATAAATTTAGAACTGACTGTAAATGAAATCAACATGGTTTTACAAGCATTAGGTCAAGCGCCTTACGCACAAGTAGCTGAGTTATTTGAAAAAATAAAAGTACAAGCCGTTCCTCAAGTAGAAGCACTACCTAAAGAAGAACTGGCTGAAGCCGCATAGTATGAAAATAGAGTGGTCACAGGCTTCTACTAAACGAGGTATTATATGGGTAGTTACTGCTATTATAGGCACTGTGCTTATACTCCTAGGTAAACCTGTAGACCAGCTTTTACTACTCGCTGGCGGCGTTGCTGGTGGTCTTGGCGTGGTGCTTAAAGACTAATGCCATACTTATTCGTTGCCATTATTGTTACAAGTTTTGCTTCTGGGTACGGGTTTGCGTATAAAGTATCACAAGCAGAAATTAGAGAAATGTCAGAGAGTATATCTGATATGAACCGAGAAGCAGAATTACAACTAGCTACTCTTACTGAAGAAGCGGATAGGGTACATACAGAAGCCCTTAAGCTTAATAAAGAATTGGAGGATGCCAATGTATCAACAATCAATGCTATTAACAGCCAGCGTGATAGTTTTAAGTCTGTGCGCATGTACGACAACAGCAGGAAAAGTGGTAGTTGCACCGCAACAAAAGGTAATAATACCAGCACCACTACTAACCCCGATGAAGATAGATACGAACTTTCAGACAAACTTACAGACTTTCTCAAGTCTGAAGCCTATAGAGCAGATCAGATAGCAGCCTATGCTGCACTGTGTCAGAAGTTTGTAGTAGATAACAACTGTGGGATAAGTAGGTAATGGAAGTCTCTAGCAAGGGTGTAGCTCTTATTAAAGAGTTTGAAAGCTTTAGAGCGGCGCCGTATCTTTGTGCTGCAGGTGTACCTACTATAGGCTGGGGAACCACTAGGTATCCTGATGGGCGGGCTGTTAAACTATCAGACCCGAAAATAACAGAAGCTGTTGCGGATATGTACTTACACCATGACGTAACTACTTTTGAAAAGGCTGTTAATAAAGTGCTTACTATATCTGTACAACAAAGTCAATTTGATGCTTGTGTATCGCTATGTTACAATATCGGTCAAGGAAACTTTACATCTTCCACTTTAGTAAAAATGTTAAACGCAGGAACTGCACCAGACCTAATAGCTCCGCAGTTTCTTCGCTGGGATAAAGCCAAAGGTAAGTCATTAGCAGGTCTAACACGTAGACGTAAGGCTGAGATGGCACTTTTTTTAACTAGCACTGCATAGAATTTATTTAGAGGATTGGTGGATGGCTTTACAATACCTTCAGTTTAGACCCGGAGTCTCTAGAGAATCTACCAACCTAGCAAATACAGGGGGGTTCTATGCATGCCAATGGGTTAGGTTTAGAAGTGGCTCTCCTGAGAAAATAAATGGGTGGTATTTACCTAGTGTCTTTACTTATGTTGGGGAGTGCCGAAGTTTAGTTGAATGGGAGTCACTTAATAGCAACTATATAGTAGGCGTTGGTACAAATTTAAAATACTATGTATATATAGGTGGATTTTATAACGACATAACTCCTATTCGTTTAACAAGCTCTCTAGCTGCAAATCCTTTTTATCCCATATATTCTACCCTTGCATCAACTATAACAGCTACAGATACCACTATATCAGTAACAAGTGGGGCTTCTTTTACTCGCGTATACCCTTATGTTATTACAATAGATTCAGAAGACATTTATGTTACGTCTGCTTCTGGTACTAATTTATTGGGGTGTATTCGTGGGTATAATGGTACAACAGCAGCTCCTCATACTTCTGGAGTAGTGATATCAAGTAAGACCCTCGTAGTAGCGAGTACAGCAAACGGGGCCGCAATAAATGATTTTGTAACCTTTAGTGGTGCTACAGCCTTTGGTCCTTATACGGCGGCTCAACTTAATGTTGCGTGCCAAGTAACCGCAGTGGCTACTAACTATATAGCCTTTAATGTTGGTGTACAATCAACCGCTGTAACTAATGGTGGGGGAAGTGCTCCTGTTGTAGCTAAGTATCAAGTTTCTGTAGGGCAAGCCTATTCTGTTTTTAGTAATGGGTGGGGTGTAGGTCCTTGGGGTACTGGACATGGATGGGGTACAGCGTACCCCGTATCTTATGAGAATCAAGGCGCTCGTATTTGGAGTGCGGATACCTTTGGACAAGACCTCGTATATAACATTCGTAATGGTGGTATATATTATTGGAACGCAGCTACTAAATTACAAGCTGATGGAACGGTTACTGGTATAGGGGTTGATATTACTAGCGTTGCTTTTGGGGCAGATTCACAGGCTCCTAATGTTGGGGCTAGAGTTTTTGTATCTGAAGAGCGTCATATAGTTGTACTAGGAGCAAACGACCCGTATGCTGTGGATCCTACAGCGCAAGACCCGCTATTAATAAGATGGTGTAGCCAAGAAGACCCGTTAGTGTGGACTCCAGTAGTAACAAACACCGCAGGTTCTCAACGTCTATCATATGGTAGCAGGCTTATTACGGTTGAAAAAACACGTCAAGAAGTCTTAATCTGGTCTGATAGTGCCTTATATTCTATGCGTTATTTAGGTCCTCCTTATACCTTTGGTTTCACCGTTATATCTGCGGAGATTACTATTACATCTCCAAACTGCGTAGCTACTGCTAACGGTATAACTTACTGGATGGGGAATGGCAAATTTTACACCTATTCTGGAAGAGTAGACACTCTCCCCTGTGCCTTACGTCAGTACGTATTTAATGATTTTAATTCCGAGCAGAGTGACCAAGTTTATGCGGGTACTAATCAGAAGTATAATGAGGTATGGTGGTTTTATCCCTCAGGATCCTCTACATATAATGATAGATATGTCATTTATAACTATTTAGAAAAGCTTTGGTATTATGGAAATTTACCTCGTTCTGCTTGGCTAGACTCACATATTCAAGGATATCCATGGGGGGCTAATAGTGGGATGTTGGTACAACATGAGTATGGTTTTGATGATAGTACTACAAACCCATCTACTGCTATACCTGCTTATATTGAAAGTGCTGACTTTGACCTTGGAGAAGGAGATAAGTTCTCTGCAGTTAGCAGAGTTATACCTGACGTGGACTTCATTGGATCTACATCAACCACTCCTTCAGTTACTATGACCGTATCTACCCGTAACTTTCCGGGGCAAGGTTTTTTTATAAACAACGACATTGCTAACATATCAGGATCTAAAGCTACTACTCAAGTTTATAATTATACAAATCAAGTATTTTTAAGACTACGAGGTAGACAGATTGCCTTTAGAATAAGTAGTACTGGATTAGGTGTACGTTGGCAGTTAGGTACTCCACGTCTTGAAATAAAACCTGATGGAGATCGTTCATAATGGCGATTAGAAATATTACTCCAAGCCCTGTACTGCCTTTACCTCCTTTAGAATACGACGTTCAGTATATGAATAATCTAATAAGGTTGTTAAATTACTTTATAGAACAACAAGACAATCCGGGGAACATACAAGGAAGCGTATTAACATTATCAAGTGGTACTGTAGCCCCAGATGTTATTATTGACACTACAGCATCTAACAGTGTAACTAAAGTTGTAGTACTAGACTTACCCACCAGTGCCACTGGATTAGTTACAGGCCAGATATGGCGGAATGGTTCCGTCTTAAACATTATACCTTAGAGAATAAATATGGCATATAACCAAACTGCAAAAGGCATCTCAGCTCTAGGGCGTAAAGGCGATGACACCTTACTACATGTAAATAACGAAGAACTTGCTGGGCTCCAAGCCTTACTAGGCCCTATATCAGTTAACCCTGAAACGGGACTTCCTGAAGCATTTGCATGGAAAAAAGTACTAACCACTGGACTTATAGGTATTGCGGGTGCTTTAACAGGTGGAGCTGGTGCCGCTGCTTTAGGTGGTAAGGCTTTAGCTGGGGTAGGTTTAGGTGCAGGTCAAGGAGCTTTATTAGGTGGAGCACAAAGTTCTGCTGAAGGTAAAGGCTTTGGTTCTGGCGCACTAGGTGGAGCGATATCTGGTGGGCTTGGCGGTTATGGTGGTGTTGGTAGTTTTGATGCTTCTGGAGCAGGTTTAGACACTGCAGGTAAAGCTGGATTGGGTAAGTCTACCGCGCAAGCAATGTCCGCAGACCCAGTAAACCCACAGCTCACTTCTTTTAGTCAAAATATAGGTCCCGCACTCAATCAACAAGCCTCCGCTATGGGGTCTAAAGCAGGTATGGAGTCTTTACTCTACCCTGTAGGTGCAGGTACTGCATTAGGTACTGCGGCTACTGATATGATACAGCAAGGTAATGCGGAGAGAGAACTAGCTAAACAACAACAAGCCTTAGCTGACGCCAATGCCTTAGATCAACAACAGTACTTTGCAAGCTTAGGCTATGAGTTACCTCCACTAGCTTCACTTAATAACCCTAATAACGCTGCACAACGAGACTATATACAGAACATCATTAACCCTAGAGGGGCTGCTGCTGGTGGTGCTATGACAGTACAACTGCCTATTGGTGGAACTCAAGTATCGGCTGTTTTACCTCCTAAGTACGTTGGTGTAATGGAGAAAGTAGATATACCTTATGAACAAAACGAAATTAAAAATGAACTAGGGCTGGCACATGGGGGGTATATCAATACTCAACCTGTAAACCCAAATAACACCTACCCCCAGTCTCAAATACATAGTGCCCAACCCTATGCTGCGGCTACTCCACAACGTCATGAAGTACTAGATTACTATAAGGATGGCGGTTTTTTAGACGGCCCCGGTGATGGAATGTCTGATGACATCGCTGCTAATATAGATGGGGAAGAAGAAATCAGATTGGCTGATGGAGAGTTTGTGGTACCGCCTGATCTAGTGCGTATGTTAGGCTTTGGTGATCCTGAAGAAGGTGCCAAGTTATTAGATAATCTACTGCCTATAGTAAGACAAGCGGCTCATGGTAAGAAAGAGCAGATTAAACAAGATGCAGGTAAGTTGGCTGCTGAAAAGATGTTAGCTAGAGCGGTAAAAGGTAAGAAAGCGTGAACTCCCTCCAGACTCAAGGCACTATAAACTCTATTGATGAGCTTGCTGTACGCATACAAGCTGGAGTGGACAGCGGAGAATTAGGTTCTGCAGAGACGCCTTTGACTCATTACCATACCAAAAATTTATATGGGCGTAGAATTATTGTCCCAGCGGGTTGTTTGTTTACTACCAGAGTGCATAAAACAGATCATATATCTGTGGCTTTTAGAGGGCATATTACCATGCTAAATGCTGAAGGTGAGTCTCAAGAAGTTATAGCCCCTGATATGTTTATAACACCTGCTGGAACGCACCGTGTAGTATATGTGCACGAAGAAGTAGAATTTGCTACTATCCACCATTGTGAAGAGCAAGATGATGATAATGTTGTTGAGCTACTGTCGTTTAATACTATGACGGAATATTTGGACAACCAATTAAAAATAGGAGCAGCACAATGAGTCTTATAGCGGCGTTAACAACAGTAGGAGCGACACTTTCTGGTGGTCTTTTAGCAGGTACATCAGCGGCTATACTTGGAGGAGTAACAGTGGGAACAGCAGCAGGTGCGGGAGTAGGGGCTATTTCGTCAGCGGCTCAAGGACAAGACGTAGGTAAAGGCGCCCTTATGGGGGCAGTTTCTGGGGCAGTAACTGGTGGGGTAGCTCCGGGGCTAGGTTCCGCAGTTGCCGCACCTCTTACCTCTGCAGTAGGTCCTGTAGCTACAGGAGCTATAATTGGAGGAACCGCTGGGGCCGCTGGTGGTGCTGCAGGTTCTGCTGTTGGTGGGCAAGATGTAGGTAAAGGCGCTTTAATGGGTGGTGCCACAGGAGCCGTTGCTGGCGGTACTATGGGGGCTATAGGCCCTGCTCCAGCAACAGGGGATTTAGCTTCTGCTGCTGGAGGTACTCCTGTATCTGCTGACCCTGTAGGTACTGCATCTGCAGGTACGGCGGGAGAAACCATAGGTACTGGCGTTACATCTGTACAACCCTCAGGGGCTCTAGGTGACTTAGCTCAAGGAATATCTAGTGCAGGTGCTCCCGTTACAAGCGGTCAATTAAGTACGGGTCTTACAGGACTAGCAGGAGTTGCTGGTACTGAGTATGCAGGTAAAAGTATAATAGACGCCCAAGATGCTGCAGCTAAAGCCGCAAGTGAAGATAAAGCACGAGGTTTGGATTTTGCTAATCAAGGTGGTTCTGGATTAGCCGGAGTAAGAGCAGCGGGGTTGTCAGATGGTACAGGCCCATTAGGGGGTCTTGGAAGTATAGGTAGAGCTACTGGTGGTATTACAGCTCTGGCACATGGGGGTCAAATTCCTCTTGGTGATGGTGCCTATATTATCCCTGCTGATGTGGTTAGTGCTCTGGGTAATGGTTCATCTAAAGCAGGTGCTGAATATCTAAGGCAGCTTATGGTTGCAGTGCGTAAAGAAGCTGTTGGTCGTCAAGGCATGGGAGCGGCTATAAAGCATGTCTCTTAAAGTCCAACAAGTACCTATCGAATATGTGAACCAGATATGGGATCACGTTGAACATTTTATAGAATCAGCTCTTGAATACTCCTCTGGGGACTACAATGCCGAAGAGGTAAGAGTGATGGTAACACAAGGGTCGTGGCATCTTATAGTTGCTGTTGATGACGAAAATACTATACAAGGAGCCTTAGTTGTGTCTTATTTTAATAGACCCTCTGAGAGAGTTGGATTTGTAGTGGCTATTGGTGGTAAACTAGTATCTAACAGGTCCACATGGGCTCAATTTGAAGACATACTCCGGTCAAACGGTGCTACTTATTTAGAAGGTGCAGGTCGTGAATCTATAGTTAAGCTATGGTCTCGATATGGCATGAAGCAAAAATATATAATTACAGGTAAATCCCTATGATATTCAAACCAAGTAGTCTTCACAAAGTATTCTTTACCTACATCTGCCCTAGGTTCTATGGCGGTGCACCACCAGTGCCTTCAAACACTACAACCACTTCTACGGTTAATCAGTCTCCATGGCAAAACCCTGTCTACCAAGCTCTTATGTTAGGTACTAAAGACCAACCGGGTCCTGCAACTAGTATGTTAAATGCTAGTAGAGAGCAAATGGAACAATGGAACGCCATTAATAAAACAGGTCTTACTCCAGCAGCACAAGCTTCTTTAGGTACATGGAACCCTGACGTTCCCGGAAGTACTTCTAGTTATATTAATAAGTTAGACCCAGCTACAGGGCAATACACTCCAACTGCTAATCCTAATGTTGCTGCCCCTATTGAGCAAAGTGCCGCTCAAGGAGGCATAATGAGCCTTAGGGGGTATGCTAGTGGAGGAGCAATAGACCCTGTTCAACAAACAGTTATGGACCTAGTTGGGCGCCAACTAAGTGATACAGACCTTGCTGATTTAAAACGGTACTCAACCCAACTTAATACAACTCCTGCTGCACTAATGCAGCAGTATAATGGTCCAGAAATAGCCGCATGGAAAGCAGCGCCACCAGAGAAGAAAGCAGCCACTTATCAAAAGATAGTAGATGCAGGAGGTAACATATCACCCGCACAAAACACCATGCTATCTAACTTTAATACCTACAAGAGTCAGATAAAGGCGGGAACTATTAAACTAGATGCATCAGGAAACCCCACAGCTAATATTAAACAAGGGGCTACTAAAGCCGAAAAAGATGCTGCTAACGCTGCGTTCACTAAAGCCACAGGTATTGAACAAACCACAGGAAAAGCACCTTATGGTCTAATGGACACCATGAAGAAAATTGCTAATGTCGATCCTAAAACACTTAAATCTACTGATCCTGCTGTACTAGCGGTGTTAGATAAAGCGGCTAATTTAAAAACCCCAGAACAATTTGCTGCAGCTACCGATATGTATGGTAAGTCTGCAGCAGGGTTAGAAGCAGCTGCAAAATATAAACCCACCAATGTCAGTGCTAAGAAAGCCGATGTGGCTAATGCTGCTAGTAAAGGGTATACAGCCGCTAACGCCAACGCTGCTCAACTAAATAGGGGTAGTGTACGTGACATAGCCGCTAAACAAGCCAGTGTAGATAAATACAAAGCTGATATGATGGCGGCGCCTTCTGATATAAACGCACAAGAATATCAAGCGGCTTTAGCTGATTTAAACCAAATGGAAGGCCCACAGTCTTGGATAGGCCAAGGTACATCAGAAGCCTATATGTCTCCTTACATGCAGAACGTAGTGGATATACAAAAAAGGGAATCTAATAGGGACTACGCTAAACAACTACAAGACTTAAACAAACAAGCCACAGCCGCAGGTGCTTTTGGTGGGTCTCGTCAAGCTATTGAAAGGTCTGAAGCTGCACGTAATCAAGCAACTAAACTAGCTGACATTGAAGCTCAAGGACTACAACAAGCGTACCAATCAGGTATGGGTCAATTTTCTGCAGAACAAGGCTTAAAATTACAAGCAGGACAAGCTAATTTAACCGCTGCACAACAAACAGCTCAACAAAATCAAACTGCAGTTAATCAACAACGGTCTCAATATGTTCAACAAGCCCTTGATGCAGCTAAAAACAATTACGGGGGTCAGTTAACAGCGGCTCAGCAAAATCAAGTAGCTCAAAATGCGGCATTGCAGTTCAACTCCTCTGCTCAAAACTTATCTAACAACAATTTTGTTCAACAGCAGATGCAAGCTCAACAAGCAAACCAAGGTATGGACTTTAATGTTGGGCAAATGAACACGACTAATCAACAACAGACTAACTTAGCTAATCAACAAGCGGCAAACCAAGCGTCTCAGTTTGGAGCTAGTGCCCAGAATACAGCTAACTTAGCTAATCAACAAGCGGCAAACACTGCTAACAACGCCTATGTGCAAAACCAATTAACCGCGGGTCAAGGTAATCAACAAGCGGGGCTAACTGCTAATCAACAGGGTATAGGGGCTCTTCAAAATATGGGGCAAATTGCTTCAGGATTAACAAGTACAGGCTCTGCTCAAAATGCGGCTGACTTAGCTACCTTAGGGGCTCAAGGACAAGCAGCTAATGCAGGACAAAACCTAGCTCAAAGTGTCCTTGATGCACAATCAGGTAACGCCGCTACTTGGCTCAATGCTCCTACTTCTATTAATGCAGGGGTAGTTAATACCTTGGGAGGTCAGAATGTACAAGGAGGTACCGCAACAACTACAGGAACTGCAATGCCCGCCAAAGCATGGGCTCGTGGTGGGTTAATTAAGAATGGTAAAGTAAGCAACAGAGGTAAAAAATAATGGCGGCCCCAGTGACCAACCAAAACTACACCCAGCAAATTAATCAAGCTTTTGATATGCTGAAATACGCCACCCCACAACAGATGCAAGTAGTATCTCAACAAGTACAACAGAACCCTAATAGTCCTGAAGCAATGGCTTTAGCTATGGCAGCACAGTACCAACAACAAGCTAGAGCGCCTCGTCCCCAAGCTCCACAAGGTACTATACTGCAACAGAAGCTACAAGAGTTTCAACAAACATCTCCACAAGGCTTACCACAAGTAGGCCAAAACCAGATGGCTATGCAACAAACAGCTCAACAAAACCCTATGTTTGGTGCAGGACTAGCGGTAGCCCCTGAGAATACTGAACAAGCTCCTCAACAAATGGCAGCAACAGGTGGTATAACTGCTTTAGCTCGTGGTGGAGAGGTTAGAGGTTTTGATGGTACAGATGGTAGTTTAGCTAAGTTAGTAGAGGACGAAAATGCAGTAGAAGACGCGGCTACCACTGAAGAAGATGGTATAGCTAATGAAGGGAAGTGGTTTGAAAACTTTGCAAAACAAGCTAATAACACAGATACTGATCTCTTAAATAAATATAAAGCTTATACCAATACAGCACCTAGTGCAGGACTACCATCAATTAATTTAGGAGGAGACTTATCTTCGCCTTATGGTAAGTACAAACCACCTACGTTAGACGCTCCTATTTCTAATATGGGTATGCCTATTGAACAAACTAGTCCTAAAGATGATTACAGGCTGTCAGATATGGTGGCACCTAGACATAAAGTTAAAAAAGAACCTGAAGGTAAGCATAGAGTAGTACATACCCCTGCAGACACTAGTTCAGCTGCACGTAATGAAGCAGCTCCTACAGCTAAAGGAGAGACATACCAAGGCTTAGATAAGTACCTCTCTAAAGGGGTTGTAAACCCTAGTTCTTATGATGCGGACGCCGTAGTGGCGTCTATGTTAAACAAAGATACTACTCCACATCTTACAGCAGAAGAGTCAATAGCAAGATATCAGGAGCTATTAGGCCCTGAAGCCGATATGTCTGAAGAAGTAGCTATGGCTAGAGAAAATGCTGCAAACGCTAGTAGAGACAAAGGGCTTGGTGCATTAGTTGGAGGTATAGGTGGTATGTTATCTGCTCAAACTCCGTATATGGGTCAAGCAGTAGGTGCAGGTCTTATGTCTGGTCTCTCATCTTATCAATCAGGTGCTAAAGAACAAGGCACTGCAGATAAGGAATTAATGGCTCTACAAATGGCTCAAAAGAAATCTGACCTTGCAGGTCGTAGAACTGCTGCTGAGGCGTATATAGGTCAACAAGCTAAGATGGCTGAGAAAGCAGAAGAAGCTAGGGCTAAAAGAGAAGAGACAATGCTTGGAATTAGAGGAAATTACGGCGTTGAACAGGTAAGAGGCGCTAATGCTGCAAATGTAGCAAAGATTAATGCTGCAAGTGACCAAGCTAAACAAATGTTAGCAAACATGTCAGAAATGGATAAAGCGAGGTTTGTAGCAGGTACTCTGACAGCTAAGGATATAGCAGCCGCCGCAGGTTCTGGACTACGAGGTGGGTTGGAGTGGAAAGATATACAAGCTACTATGGAGGGGATACTAGGAATGACAGGGGTGGGTCCTAATCCTGCTGGTTCTAGTGGGGGCGGATTTGGACAACCTATAAAAAATGGAATGTATATAAAATAAAGTATAATACCCCCTATTAAATTTACTAACTGGAAGCAGCATGGCTAATACAGAATCAAACCCTTTTGCTTATAACCCTGCTGTTTCCGCAGACCTTTTTGGAATACGCCCTGCTGCTCCTACACAAGCACTTCCTGAAGAGGACATATCTCAGTATATGCCTCAACCCCAACAAGGTCCCGCCTCCTCATACGGAGAAGCGTTTCTAAAAGCTGAGGGTCAATACGGATTACCAGAAGGCTTACTATCTACTATAGGCTACAATGAAAGTAGGTACAACCCTAATGCCGTAAGTCCTAAAGGTGCTACTGGTTTGATGCAGTTAATGCCTCCTACTGCTAAAGAGTATGGGGTTGATGCCCGTGATCCGTATGCATCTATTGATGCTGCTGGTAAGAAGATGGCAGGTTTGGTTAAGTATTATAACGGTGATATGGCTAAGGCTGTTGCTGCTTATAACTACGGTGAAGGCAATCTTAATAAAGCTATACGAAAAGCAGGGGACAACTGGCTATCAGCTACTCCTAGAGAAACACAATTATACGTATCTAATGTACTAGGTGGGGCGCCTCCTCCTGAACAAGAAGGCCCTAAAGGGGAGATGTATGAAATTCCTTTAGCAAGTGGCAAAACATTATATGTCCCTAAAGGTATGCCAAGAGAGGAAGCTTTAGCTAGTGCTAGAGAACAAGGGTTTGATGCTGTTGGTTTACGGGACATACCTCTAGCTAGTGGGAAAACATTACAAGTACCTGAACATCTAACTGACGAAGAAGCTATTAAACAAGCTTCAGAAGCAAACCCTGATATGGACTTCACCCTACCCAAAAAAGAAACAGAAGGTCGTGGTACTAAGGTATTAGAAGATATTGGTGTAGGTGCTGCAAAAACTGGTGTGGGTTTAGGGCAATCTGCTATAGGGTTAGCTGATCTTCTTACACCGGGAGATTTAGGGGGAGCCGTTGAAGATGCAGGTATTGACCTCAACAAAGTGCAAGAGTACTTAAGTACGCAATACTCTCCTCAACAACAAGAAGCTATTAAGAACTTAGCTGCAGCTCATGGATGGAGAGCTGTCCTACAAGCCGCTAAAGATAACCCCTCAGCAGTAGTTTCAGCTATAGGTGAGTCTGCAGGTCAAATGGTAGGTGGTGCAGGTATAGCTAAAGCAGGGTTAATGGGGTTAGGTAAAGTCTTATCTAAAGTACCAGCAGTTGCTCCTTATTTTGCTGTAGGTTTAGGCGAAGGAAGTATAAGTGCAGGTGCCCAGAAAGAAAACTTAAGAGTTACCAACCCAGAAGGCGAAGCAACAGGAGCAAACACCCAAGCGGCGTTAATGACAGGGTTGGGGACGGGTGTAGTTGGAGTTGCAGGTGCTAAGCTTACTACGGCATTAGGGGGTATTGATCCCAACATACTTCTCTCAGGCAACGCTAGGAAGATGGCACTACAAGAGTTTGGGGATGTTGCTAATACTCCGGGGTTCTTTAGGTCTACCCTAGTATCTATGATAGGCGAAGGTGTATTCCAAGAAGCACCTCAATCAGCCATAGAACAAATGGCTCAGAACTATGCTACAGACAACCCCAAAGGTTTACTAGACGGTGTTGAGGATGAAAGTGTGAAGGGTGCTCTTATGGGCGCTCTTATGGGTGGTGGTGCAAACGCTGCTAGTCAATTAGTGGGTACTACAGAACAAGCACCTCCTCCACCTCCAGCACCCGTAAACCCTCCAGCAGGTGAGATACCTGTACCCCCTCAAGGCGAAGTACCTGCACCTCCAGTAAATCCTTTAATTATCACTCCTGAAGAAAGAGCACGTGTAGCTGAAGCAGCGGCAGGTGGCCCACCAGTAGTAGCAGGGGTGGAAGAAGTTGTAGCAGGAGCACCAGTAGCAGGGGTGGAAGAAGTTGTAGCAGGAGCACCAGTAGCAGGGGTGGAAGAAGTTGTAGCAGGAGCACCAGTAGTAGGGGCGGAAGAAATAGTAGCAGGAGCACCAGTAGTAGGGGCGGAAGAAATAGTAGCAGGAGCACCAGTAGTAGGGGCGGAAGAAATAGTAGCAGGAGCACCAGTAGTAGCTGTGAAAGAACCTATACTAAGAGGGAAAAAAGAAAAGCCTGTAAAGACTGAGCCTACTTGGGTTACAGATGTGCTAGGACTAAAGAAATCTAGTGGAGCATATAAACAAATTGCAACTCAAGGGTTAGATATTAACAACCCTGCTGACCATGAAGCTATCCAAAATATATTGGTTCCTATTATTGCTAACCCTGCAAATGCAAAAACAATAAAGGCAGGTGGCATAGAAGCCCTAACCCAACAAATGGAAGCAATACAACAAGGACAAACTACACCTATAATAGAAGGAGCACCTGATGCCCAGCAAATCCCCAGCACAAGCCCGATTAATGGCGATGGCAGCACACAATCCCAAGAAAGCCAAGCAGCTGAAGATAGCACCCAAGCTGGCAAAGGAATGGAATCAGAAGGACAAGGGATCGAAGCTATTGAAACAGGCGCTAAAGAAGAAGTAGCCCCTGCATTAATAAGTGCGTCACAAACTGTATTAGATAAGTATGATGCAAGTATAAGAAAGTCAAAAACTAGGGAACCTTCTCAAACTAACATAGATGCTTTATATAATATTGCTACAAGACTGGGCTTAGATATAGACCCAGATATGCCTCATTCAGGAGTAGCTAATCAGATAGAACAGGCTATAACACCTACGGCACAAAAAATAGGTGTAGGGCTACAGATAAACCAGCAAGGGATTGATAGTGTAATAGATAAAGCAGGTAAGAAGGATGAGGGTGAAGTTGGTGAGTATGAGAAGAACCAACTGATAGTGCAAGGGTTTGCTGATACAAAAGCCGCTAAGGAAGCTGCAGATGCTGAGATTGCAGCTGCTGACGCAGCTGACGCAGCTGAAGTATTAAGAAAAAACAAAGAAGCTGAAGCTAAAAAGTTATTAGGAGTGCAGGGTAAGAAAGCTAAAAAAACTAAGAAAGTTGTAGAGGAAGATATAGATGAAGATGTAGAGGATACAACTAAGACGTTATCAGATGACTCTATGTATGATTTTGATGAGGACGATAGCGATATAGCTGAACAAATTGATTTTGGTGATATTGACTATAGCGGGCATGATTACCAATCAGTAGCACCTACTTCTGAACTTACCGGACACACCGCCGCTTCGTTGTCTAAGACCCTATCACCTGAGATGAAACGCCTAGTGGCATCTGGTAAGGCTGTTATGCATGATACTGCTGAGACTCTACCTGAAGGCAAACACCCTGAGAATGTGCAAGGTCTTACTACTGCTGAAGGCGTAACTCACTATGTAGCTAACAAGCTAACGCCTGAGACTCTAGAGAACGTAGCATTGCATGAGGTGGGAACCCATGTAGGTATGGAGAACTTAGTTGGGGCTAAAGTATACAAGGACATTGCACATCAAGCCCTGAACAATGTAGGGGAAGTTTTTGATAAGGCTCGTGCTTCTATTCCTAAAGATACACCAACACACCTACGCCACCATGAGGCACTTGCTTATCTAGTAGAGAACGCTCCAAACTTACCTGTCGTTAAAAAGATTGTATCTGCAGTTAGGAACTTTGCCCGTATGCATTTGGGTATGAAGCTACAACTAACTGAAGCTGATGCTAGACACCTAGCTGTTAAAGCCTTACGTAGAGAGTCTAAAACTACTAAGCGAACTGCACGTAAAGAAGGTACTTCTTATTCAATCAAACCAACTAAAGATGCACAGAATGTCGGTACTTCGCTTGATGAAGCTAACCTCGTTCAAACCTCAGATAAAAGTATGGGAGCGTCTGTTAAAGAAGGTATTGCAGAAGCAACAAAGGGAGGAGCACTAACTAAACTACGAGCAGGATGGGTAGATAAAACAGCGGGATTAAGTAGGGCTTTAAGAAAGTTACCTATGTTTGATGAAAAAGGAACTTTGCGGGCTGATATGCTGATACAGGCAAACGAGCAGTTGTATAACGTAATTCGTAATAGTGATGGGTATCTAGTATTTGCAGGTGATGGAACACTTATGTCTGTAACTGAGAAGCGACTAGCTCTTAGTGATATCTTTAAACGTATTGATGCGTTAGGGTATAAGAACTCTCGTAAGACTTTCTTCACGGCAATGCGTGTTCTAACTGGAGAACAAAGCCTACTTAAGGACGTAGAGCGCCGAGCTGATGCTAAGCTGTATAAAGAATTTGCAGATGTCCTACAGAAAGATATGGATAAGCTTACAGGTGCTCTAGTAGATGCAAAGAGGTTACTTGAAGCTGCCATTACTGCTAAAGACGCAGTTCAGATAAAGGACCTTAGAACCGCTATAAGTGATATTAATAAAGAAATTAAAAGTGTCGGTGCTAGAGCTGCGAAACTAAAAGAAGAATCTAATAGGCTCTATGCTAGGCATGGTACAAAATCTGCAGTTGATATACAAGCTGACATAGATGCTAAGGTAGCAAAGGCAGAGAAGAAAGAAGCTCTTGCAGCTACCACTACAGACAAGGCTAAACGTGACTCCTTATTAGACCAAGTTGAGAGACTTAGGAATGATGTTGATAGATTAACTAAAGTCTTAGAAAAAGGTGTAGGTACTGAGAAGCTTGTAACACCTGAACAGATTGCTGAAGTTAAAGACCTACTAGCTAAAGACCCTAGACTAGAACCTATTATGGGCGATATATGGGAGGGTCTTCGTAAGCTAGTGGACCTATGGGAAGTTGAGGGTCTTGTAGACTCTACTATAGCTAATGATTGGCGTGATAACCCTTCTTATATTCCGTTGTATAAGAGCATGGATGACTTACTAGATGACCCTTCAGGATATGTAGAAATACTTAAAGTTGGTGCTAAGCAATTAGGAGAAGTTAAAGCTCGTAAAGGAAGTATGCAAAGTGTTAATGTCGGGGAAAACTTAATAAAGCATCAAGCTTTTATGGCAGGAGCAGCAGCTCAAAATGCAGCTAGGCGAGTAGCTGTTGCCCATATGGAGCAGATGAATCCCGATAATGTTTATAAAACACCTGATGCAAGTGATCCGCAAGCTACTATGTTTAGGGTAAACGGTGAAAAGGTCTATTACCACATATCTGATCCTGTAGCATTTGAAGCGTTTCAATCTTTACTGCCTCTTACACCGGGGTGGATAATGAAAACAGCTCAAGCGCATACTAAAGTGTTTAGGGCAGTTACGTTAATCAACCCTTTATATTGGTATCGCCAGCTTATACGTGATCCTATGATGGCAAGCTTAGTAACGCAGTCGGGTCTTATCACCCCTCTACATGCTGCAGTTCATATGGTTAGGATACTGACAGGTTTTTCAAAAGACTATAGGACTTTAAAGAGACACGGTATTGTAGGGGCTGTAGATTCGTTAGCCGACCCAAAACAATTTATACAAGGCATAGCTGCAAGACGAGGTATAGGAAGGAGAGCTATTGATGTTCTCATGCATATCCATGAGTCTACTGATGCGGCTACTCGTGTGGCTGTATATAGCGCAGCTTATGAAGCGGCTCCTAAACGAGGTATAGTAGACCCACAGCAACGTGAGAACTATGCAGCTATGCAAGCTAGGGAAGTAATAAACTTTTCTAAGAAAGGTAACTCTAGAAAACTTGCCGCTATTAGAAGTACTGTACCGTTCTTCTCTGCACAGTTAAATGGTATGGATACCCTTGCTAGAGCTGCATTTCCGGGTAGTTATGGTAATTTAAACGCAAAAGATGCACGTGCAGTTAGAAAGCACTTCTATGCTAATGCGGCTATGATAACTACTGCATCTATACTGTATGCTCTACAGATGGATGACGATGATGAGTATAGGAAGTCTCCTGATTGGATGAATAGTTGGTTAGTGCCTACAGGCAATAAAGATAACCCTTTTGGAAAAATACCTATTCCTTTTGAAGCAGGTTTCTTCTTTAAAGTTATTCCTGAAATACTGGTGCGTGTTTCTAAATACTCACTTACTCCTACAGAAGGGTTAGAAGCAGCACTTACAGGAGCTAAGAACTTACTACTACCTCCAATGCTACCTCAGTTACTTAAACCTTTATTAGAAGTGGTGACAAACCATGACTTCCATACAGGCAATAACATTGAAAGCTTTACAGAAAGTAGACTGCCTTTAAACCAACGTACAGCACATGCAACTCCTTTAGCTGAAAAGATAGCAGAAGGCATACCGGGGTTTTTAAATATGTCTCCTGATAAAATAGAACACCTAGGTAAAGGTTGGTTAACAGAAGCTTGGGCACTATCTGCTCTGTTAGCTGATACTTACTTAAATAATGTTACAGGTGTGTCAGCTCCTACAAAGCAATTAGGAGAAAAGTTTTTATGGAAGGGTATATTAACTGCCCCAGCTAAAGACTCTAATGTTAGCAGATACTATGACATGTCCAAAGAAGTAGATCAGATAGGTAATGGTATTAGAGCTTATAAGCAGGTTGGGGATAAAGAGGAAGCTAAGGCTCTAAAAAAAGAACCGGGGAATGCAGAGTTACTTAAGATGGCTCCTCTACTAGGGGCAACAGGGGAACAGATAGGAACTATGCAAGGGCGTATAGCTCGTATAAAGAATAAGCCTGATACTGAAATGTCACCTGATGAAAAAGCTACACGTATACGGGTACTCCAAGAAAAGATTAATAGGCTGGCAGATCGGGCAGTAGAACGAGCTGATAAGAAAGGCGTAAGCAGGTAGTTC